CTTTCTGAAGGTAGATATGTATGGGATTTAACTCAAACTGATTCAAGTGGTATAATCACTAGACGAATCGAGGGAAGAGCAACAGTCACACCAAGCGTGACTAGATAGTTATGTCAACTAAAGATTATCTTGACAGTAAATGGCCTGATCTGAATTCTCAACCGACTATTGAGAAACCGATTACCGAGGTCAACGAGATTGATGAAGATATTGAGAAACAGATAAGACAACTACAAGAACAAAAATTTAATAAAGGTATTCAAAATGTATTACCTAAAGAAGTTGATCTACTTGGACATAGATTAGATAGTTTTCTTTCTACTGTAAAGGTAGAGAAACAACAACTTGAAGAAAAAGTTAAGAAGGAAGAAATTAAAATCGGCGCTTTAGAGGATCTTTTCTCTACATTAAAACAAGAAAAGAAACAACCTGTCGAAGAAAAAAAGGTAGAACCTAAAGTTGAGATTAAGAAAGAACCTAAAAAAGTTGAAGCAAGTGCTATCAAGACACAAGAGGTTGAGGCGGCTTCAAGTGTTTTAGAATACTTAATACCAGAAGTTAAAGAGTATGATGAGAGTATAATAGATCAAGTATCTAAGCAGATTTCAGAAATGAAAGTTGCCAATGAGTTAGAAAAAGATAAGATATCTAAACTTAAATCAATTGATACTTTAGAAAAATTAACTCAGGAGTTTTTAAACTTTAAGAACGCCACTTCTGTACAACTATCTACACTTGGTGGCGGTGGTTCTACAAGACTACTTGATAATGATGATGTTGATATTTCATCTATTGCCGATGGTAAGATACTAGAATATAATTCGACTACTAAAAAAATGGAGTTTGTCAGTAGTGGCGATTCTGTTAATAATTTAGAAGTCTTAGGATCGATTACATTTGAAGGTTCAACTGCTGATGATTTTGAAACTACTTTTAATGTGACTGACCCAACAGCAGATAGAACAATAACACTACCTAATGCTTCAGGTACTATACCTGTTCTCGCTGTAACAAGTAATACACAGATAACTGCTACGCCTGAAGAATTGAATTATGTAGATGGAGTGACAGGTAATATACAAACAGCATTAGACTCTAAGGCAACTGAGGCATTTGCAATCGCACAGGCAGTCGCTCTAGGATAACTAAATAGTATTATAAGGAAAAATTATGGCCGTACCAAATACAAAAGCTACATTAAAAGAATACTGCTTAAGAGCATTAGGCAAACCTGTGATTGACATAAACGTTGATGACGATCAGGTAGATGATAGAATAGATGAGGCAGTACAATATTTTTGTCAATATCATAGTGATGGTGTTGAAAGAATGTACTTAAAATATCTAGTGACTGCAGCTGATATTACTAGAATGACCACAGATACTACTGAAACGGTTACGGAAGGTAGTGTAACCACATCATGGAAACAAGGAAACAAATTTCTTATAGTTCCTGATTCTGTTATTTCTGTTGTTAATATATTTCCTCTATCTGATAGAGCAAACTTAAATATGTTTGATGTTAAATATCAATTAAGATTAAATGATCTATATGATTTTTCATCTACAAGTATTGTTCATTATCAAATGACAATGCAACATTTAGATTTTTTAGATCATGTATTGGTCGGAGAAAAACCAATAAGATTTAATCATCTATCAAATAAATTGTTTATTGATATGGATTTTACATCTGGTATTACAGCAGGTGAATATTTGATTTTTGAAGTTTATCGTAAATTAAATCCTGATGATAGTACAGATATGTATGATGATCTATATTTAAAGAGATACACAACAGCATTAATCAAAAGACAATGGGGACAAAACCTGTCTAAATTTAATGGCACAGCAATGTTAGGTGGAGTGACACTTAACGGACCTGAGTTATTTTCAACGGCAATTGCAGAACAACAAAAACTTGAGGAAGAAATAAGATTAAATTATGAAGAACCTGCACATATGCAACAAGGATAAAAACTAAATGCCGACTAACGTTTATTTTAGCACTGGCACTACATCTGAGCAAAGACTATACGAAGATTTAATTATAGAACAGCTTAAGATATATGGTCAAGATGTTTATTACCTACCGAGAAAGATAGCAAATAAAGATACTATCTTCGGTGAGGATCCTGCTTCATCTTTTGATGACTCGTACATTATAGAAATGTATGTTGACAATACAGATGGTTACATGGGCGAACAAGAGATAATCAAAAAGTTTGGTTTAGAATTAAGAGATGATATTAAGTTTACTGTATCTAAATTGAGATGGGAAACTTTAATATCTAACAATAGTGATTTACAGAATACACTAAGACCTAACGAAGGTGATCTAGTTTATTTCCCTACTACAAAAGCATTCTTTGAGATACAGTTTGTTGAACACGAACAACCTTTCTATCAACAAAGTGCTTTACCTGTTTACAAATTATCTTGTACTAAATGGGAATACAGCTCTGAAAGAGTTGATACAGGCATTACAGAAATTGATGCTACCGAAGACGCATTGTCAACTGATACAATGAACTTCCAGTTTAGTTTAGAAACAGGTACATCTGCTTCAGGTTCTATTGTGCTTGAAAGTGATATAGGAGAAACTCATTATCTTATCAATGAAAGCTTTACAATGACAACACAACAACCAGTAGATCAAGGTAAGGCATTTGAAACTGCTGCTGGTACTAATACATCATCTACTGCTGATGACATATTAGATTTTAGCGAAAGAAATCCTTTCGGGGAGGTTGACGATTATTAATGATTAAATTTATATTACAAACAATCAATCACTATTCAACTGCATTGACAAGTTGGTCATGGCAGAAACTATATGGTGATAGAAAAAAAGGTTACGGGTACAAAAAATAATGGAAAGAGATAGACATAGACAATTAAAAGAACATCACGATAAAACTTTAAAAGAAGAAAAACAAAAATTACTTTTTAAAAATCTTCGAAAAGAAGTTAATGCTGGTGCAAACGGTACACAAGATTATATAATTAAAGAAGGACCTAATAAAGGTAAGATTGCAGATAAAGGACAATAATGTTTGGACAACACTTCTATAATAAATCAATAAGAAATACTGTAATTGCGTTTGGTACGATATTTAATAATATCAATATCAAACGATTGGATTCTAGCGGGAATCCTTTACAGACAATTAGAGTACCTTTATCATATGCACCTAAAGAAAAATTTATTGCAAGACTAGATCAAAATGCAAATTTAACTGGATCGGATTCAAGTGTGGCGATTACTCTACCTCGTATGTCCTTTGATGTGAACAGTTATGCTTATGATCCTTCTCGTAAGTTAAATAAGAATCAGAAACGTAGTGTGGCTAAGAATGCTAGTGGAGATGAAAAAAGAGTATTTACTCAATTCTCTCCTGTGCCATATGATGTGGGTTTTGAATTGAATGTATTTACTGCAACTTCGGATGATGGATTACAGATCATAGAACAAATACTACCATACTTTCAACCAGACTATACAGTCACTATGATTATTGATAAAGATTACATGGATACAAAAAGAGATATACCTTTTGTATTAGAGAGTGTTGATTACGAAGATAGTTATCAAGGTGCGTTGACAGATAGAAGAAGAATTATATACACACTTAAATTTACTGCAAAAATATATCTATATGGTCCGATTAGCTCAAGTGCTATCATAAGACAAACATCGGTTGATCTATATGATAATGTAGCAGCTGGTGATACATCACAAGGCGGTACAGGACCTTCTCGTAGTGAGAGAGTCACGGTTACGCCAAACCCTACAAGTGCTGATAAAGATGATGTTTACACATACACAGAAACGTTAGAGTTTTTTGATGATGGTAAAAACTATGATACGGAAACAGGTAACGATACATAATAACAAAAGGTTTTAAAATGAGTAATATTGATGACAAGTTAAATGAAGTACTAAACATCGCTGAAGAAGTACTAGATAAAAAAGAAGATAAAAATCCTTTAGAGATTGTAAATGAAAAACCTGTTGTGGTTATACCACAAGCTGATGTAGAAACAGACTTTGAAACTGGTAGAGGAGAACTTTACAAGTTATTAGAAAAAGGTAACGAAGCAATAGACGGAATACTATCATTGGCAAAAGAAGGAGAGCATCCTCGTGCATATGAAGTCGCAGGTCAATTAATCAAAACTCAAAGTGAAGTT